ATATATTTAGGGGGTGAGATTTTGGGGTAAAAATGGGGGTATGGCTGGCGGTAGTCTTTGAGATTTAGTGTTTTTGTGATTATGTGATGGAAAGCGGGGGTTCTGCCCTCACCCCCCACCACCGCGCCGCCGGTTAACCCGTTGTTAACGCCCCTAAGTTACCCCTATTTACCTTGTGAATGGTTAACCAGTTGTTAATAAGTCATTAACTGAAATCAGCGCTGGCACGACGTTAGCCGCCACTCCTTTGTGATTGCATGACTAACAGTTAAAGTCCCGTGTACACTAGTATTTGCCGTCCTAAGCCGTCGGATAATAATTCCCCTATTTCCGGCGGTGGCTGCCCATTATCAGGCCGTGCGCACGGTGGCCACTTAAGGCACGACATCTTACCCCTTCCAACGTGTACACGGCCCCACTATGCCAAGGTGTTAGGTATGCCCGACTAACTAGCGCTCTGGCCAATCCCGACCACCTCACCCTCACACCGTGTACACGGGTTTGGATCGGTAAGGCTTAATGCGTGTACACGATAGGCACCCCCACCCCCGATTTGAAACGAAAACACCCGCGCCCGTACCAACCCATTCACAAATTTCCACTCTCAAACGAAAACAGTTAACACTCTGTGCTTTTTTATAATTTCCACTCTCAAACGAAAACAGTTAACAGTTTGTGCTTTTATATGCTACTATCCAAAAATGCCTACACACATACGACGAAGACGCCCCGCCAGCCCTGTAACTATTGTCGAGCATGAAGAGCCTGACGAAGGTGAAATATTAGATATATCTGAATTTCTTGCCGAGCATCACCCCAACAACGACCGCTATATGCGCTCACTGGAACATATCCAACGGCAAATAATGTCCGTAACTCATCAGCTACGGCCTAAACAGGTCAACATGCTAAAAAGCGTCTTCGCTGGCCTAAACTTTGCCGAAGCGGCACGTTTACACAACGCCTCACCTCCTACGGTAAGCAATCTAGTTAAATCTAAACTAGGATCTGACCTGTTGACTGCGCTGCAATACCATCAGGTCATGCTCGAAGGCCCGAACCTAGCCCAACGCCGTAATATGCTCTGGAGAATCGCCCAGCGCAGTGAAGAAATAGATCCTAAGATTACTATAGCGGCAATAACTGAGGTTAATAAGATGACTTTTGCCCAGCACGCTGCCAAAACAGCCGAATTTAACACTCAAACACCTAACACGGCTGGCCCTGAGATACGCATCCCACAAGACTTGCTGCCTGCCGGCGAACTGGATAAATAGCGAATGGCTACCCTTAACAGCTACGAACCGACACAAGATCCGTTTACACACTACGGCGTAGAAGCTAACGCTGATTTTCGCACCTTAGAAGATTTTTCTAAGTACGGCAGTTACGATAACACCACTGATTTTAAAAAGATGTTTGGGGTTAACACCGCCAGCAACGATAAAAACTACTGGGAATTGCCTTATAAGCCCCGCGCTAGAATGGTTGAGTTTCATCAACGCAAACAGCGGAACGCCTTTCTAATATGCCACCGTCGATACGGCAAGACAGTCGCCTGCATAGCAGAGCTAGTCATTCGTGCATTATATACTAAAAAGAAACAAGCTCAATTCGCGTATGTCGCGCCTTTCCGCAGCCAAGCGAAAGCCGTAGGGTGGGCGTATCTAGTACAGATGACGGCTGGATTAGCTATTGACGTAAAAGTGTCAGAACTTAGCGTTACCTTACCTAATGGGGCGAAAATATGGCTGTCAGGTTCAGACAATGTGAATGCGCTGCGAGGTCTCTATCTCGATGGGGCCGTACTCGACGAGTTCGCTCAAATTCGTCCAGACCTCTTAGAGGCCGTAATAATGCCTTGTCTCTTAGACCGGAAAGGGTGGTTGGTCATTATCGGCACTGCTTACGGGAGACTTAACAAGTTTTTCGAGTTCTATGAGAAAGCGCGAGATGACGAGAATTGGTATTTTGATGATATTAAAGTCTACGACAGCGGCGTAATCCCGCTAGAAGAGATTGAACGTATTAAAGAGGCTATATCTGAAGCTAAATTTGAGCAAGAGTTCTGTAACAACTTCTCGGCGGAGTTAGTAGGAACTTATTATGCTGGACAGATAAACGAGATAGAAAAAGAAGGGCGTATAAACAGTGAAGTCCATTGGCAGCGCGATCTGCCTGTACAAGTAGCGTTTGATATCGGGCGGGGCGACAATACAGTCGCATGGTTTTGGCAAGAAACGCCTCATGGAATCCATTGGATTGACTTTTATACGAATAACGGAGAACAGGCGCAGCATTATATAGATATGCTTAAAGATAAGCCGTACACCTTATCCCGTGTACACTTACCGCATGACGCGAAAGCGCTGACGTTTTCTACCTTAAAATCTGCTTTAGAACAGTTTGTTGACGCGTTTGAAGGTACAGACACGCAAGTTAACATTGTGCCTAAGCTAAGTGTTGAGGATGGTATAGAAGCGGTGCGGCAAATGTTAAAATATTCTCATTTTGACGCTGAACGCTGCTATTACGGTATAGAATGCCTGCGGGTGTACCGTAAAAAGTGGGATGAAGTCCGACAAGTGTTTATGAAAACGCCCCTGCACGATTACTCATCAGATGCAAGTGATTCTTTTAGATATGCGTGTATAATGGCGAACAAGAAATATCTACCTGCGCCTAGCCCGAATGAGGCGTTACAGGCCATGCTTATCAAATCAGGCGAATTTAGTTTAGAATCCCTGTTTAAAGAGCATGAATCCGCAAAAAACACAGGCTTTATCCAGAAGAGAAGAATATGACCACTGATACCACTGGTAGCATAGAAACATATAGCGAGTATGAAGATAGCCCATCTGGAAAGTACAAGTATTGGGCAACTGAGCTGGAAACTAGCAAAAAAGCCCGTTCGCCGTGGTGGAAACGGTCAGACAAGATCGTTAAACGGTATTTAGGCACTACTGCCGGAATAGTCCGTAATGAAGACTCCCGCACTTTTGACCTCAACATGTTTCACTCTAACACCAAGACGTTAAATGACATGCTTTACGGGCATCTGCCTCAGATTGATGTGTCCCGCCGGTACGCGCAAGCTAATGATGATGTGGGGCGTGTTGCTGCTGAAATGATGGAGCGGATGCTTAATTTGGATATGGCGTCAAACGGCACCGACATAGACGCGGTGTTCCGTTCTACGCTCCAAGATCGCCTTTTATGCGGTCTTGGCTGCGCTAAGGTCAGATACACGATGGAGTCCGAAGAAGTCCCAGTAATGGATGATATGGGCATGGCGGTGCTTGATCCGGCTACTGGCGAGCCAGTAATGGAAGATAAGTTAATTAGCGAAGATGCTCCGGTGGACTATTACTATTGGGGTGACATTTTATGGGGTTGGTGCCGTAACTGGGCTGGAATGCCTTGGATTGCGTTTAGGTCTTACATGACCAAAGACGAAGTAACCGCCCGTTGGGGTGAGGAAGCTGCTGAAGGTATGCACTTTAAAAAACAAACTGCTAATACCTCAGAAGAAGGGCAAGAAAACCCTGATACTGAATCAGCATGGATGAAAGCTGAAGTATGGGAAGTTTGGTGCAAAGAAAGCAGAACAATTCACTGGATTAGCCTTGGGTATGACAAGCAATTAGAAGAAAAAGAAGATATTTTGCGGTTAAGCTCTTTTTGGCCTGTCCCGCCGTTCTTTATTGCTAACGTCACTACTACCTTGTACGAACCTGTACCAGATTTTATTCTAGCGCAGGATTTATACAATGAAATCGACAAACTCCAAACCCGAATTGCAACTATCACTGAAGCTGTCAGGGTTGTTGGTGTTTATAACGCTAGTGCTGACAATATTAAGTCGATGTTTAACGCCGGAAAAGACAATCATCTTATCCCCGTCGAAAACTGGGCATTATTTGGTGAAAATGGAGGTCTTGCGGGCCAAATTAGTTGGTTGCCCATGCAAGATATCACAAACGCCCTTGGCGAACTCAGCGGCATACGAGATTCAACCATAGCATTGCTGCAACAAATTACCGGCATGACCGATGTTATGCGGGGCGCGCTAGATAATCAGTATGAAGGTGTTGGACAGACAGAAACTAAAGCTAAGTTTGGTTCCGTCCGCATACAAGCCTTGCAAGAACAGTTTGCCGCATTTGCTTCAAACTTAATGCAGATAAAAGCTGAAGTTATAGCTATACATTTTAGCCCTGAAACAATCTATAAACGCTCTAACATGGAGTTTTCTGTTGACGAGGATTTAGTGCAACCGGCTATAGAACTAATTAAACGTCCTGACGACGCTAGGTTACGCATAGAAATACGTCCTGAGTCCGTGGCAATGGTTGACTACCAAGCATTAAAAGCCGAGAGATCGGAGTATATGAACGCTGTGGCCACATACATGCAATCCGCTAATTCTTTGATTCAGACTGATCCATCTGCCAAGCCGTTTATTTTACAGCTTATGCAATGGGGTCTTGCAGGCTTTAAAGGCTCTAGCGAAATTGAAGGTGTGTTGGATAAAGCTATTGAAGCTAGTCAACAGCAACAAGAAGAGCCAGAAGCTCCAGATCCCGCCCAGATGGCCGCACAAGCCGCAATGCAAATGGAGCAGATGAAACAGCAAGGTGAGGTAGCTAAAATCCAGCTTAAATCTCAGGCTGATATGCAATTACGCCAAGCTGATCAGCAAGCTGATATCACTACAGCTTACGAACAGCACCAAATGAAAATAGCTGAAATTAATGCAGCTATGCAGGCCAAGGTAGCTGAGACTCAAATATCTCTGCAAGCGGATCTGTTAATGGAAAAAGCGCAAGCCGAATCTAATATTATGCAAACCCAAGCTACAGTTGAGGGGGAAATACAAAAAGATCTTGTCGAGCATGAAATTAACATGGTTGAAGAGCAAGGCAAGACGCAAGCTAAGATGCTAGAGATTGTAGCTGGCGCAGAAGCCGACATAGAAAAACAAACAGTAACGGCGGCACTGGCCCCAGAACGTGAAGAAGAGGGATGATGACTAAAATATCTACGACTGATCAAAAAGTGAACACTAAAAAGTTTGAAAATAACTTTGAGGCTATATTCGGTAAAGATAAGCCAGTAGTTCGCGGATCGTTTATACAGACCGAAGATGGAATTGTTCCACGTGGAACAGCTAATTTTACACCTCGGTATGAAGGCTCGGCAGCGGTGTTAAAACCCCACGAAGCCTTCAGATCCCCAATAGACGGCAAGATGATTGAGAGTAGAAAACAGTTAGCAGAACACAACAAACGTCATGGTGTGACTAATTCTGCCGATTACAGCGGCGGATATATTGAGCGAAAAGCTCACGAACGAAACCGTAAAGGGCAAGAATATTTAGAGCAAACTAGACGTTCTGATATTCATGAAGCCATCAGTAAGTTTACTTAACCCCTACGACAAAGGTACTATATTATGACAGATACTATGCGCGATGATATCTCGGCAGCTTTAGATGAAATTGACGAGAATTATGACGAAACGCCGCAGGAAGTAGAAAGTTATGACGATTCCGAAGCTGATATCAATACAGAAGAGCATGGCAAAGAGCCGAGCGCGAGCGAATCGACTGAAGCTAACAGCGCTACCCCTAGAGCCGATACCGATAGTAGTTCCTCGGAAGGTGATGCCTCCGTCAAACCAGATGAGCCTGTTCAAGCCGAAAACGCTTCCGTAGACACCCGCAACTTAAAAGCCCCAATAGATTGGGGGCCAAAAGAAAGGGAAGATTGGTCAAAAATTCCTCGTAACTTACAGGAAAAAATTGCTTCAAGAGAGCAAGAAACTCAACAGTTAATGCAGTCTACTGCCGATGCTAGGCGAACTCATGCTGATTTTGGCGGGTTAGTGCAGCAATATGGGTCAGTTTTGTCTGGGGTAGCTGGCGACACACCTATGCAGGCAGTAGAAAGTTTGTTTAGCACTGTAGCTAATTTACGCATGGGCAGCCCTATGCAAAAAGCACAGGTTATAGCGGGGTTAGTTAGTGATTTTGGTGTTGATATTTCAGCATTAGACAGCACTTTGTCCGGTCAAATGCCTGAACAAGGGCCAAATTCAGAAATGGAACAACGGCTTGAGCAAATGCTTGAGCAGCGCATGGCCCCGTTTACACAGTACGAACAGCAAATGCAAATGCAGCAACAGCAAAAAACTCAACACTTGCAAACACAAGCTACTAATGAAGTAAAAGGGTTTGTCGAAAGCGGTAAAGCAGAATTTTTGGCGGACGTTAGGTTGGATATGGCCGATATGATCGACCTAGCCAACAAACGGGGTGTAGATTTAAGTATGCAACAAGCCTACGATAAAGCCTGCGCTTTGCACCCTCAAATATCTCAAATATTAGGTCAACGTACTAGACAGCAGCAAATTACTGGAGGCAATAACAGCATAGCTAGCAAACGCAATGCAGCCTCTAGCATAACTGGAGGTCGTGGCGGGTCTGGCGGAGGTAATGCAACATTATCGCTAAGAGATACTTTAGCCGCAGCTTACGATCAAGCTGGAGAATAATGTTGCACTTGGTTTAATACCGTGTAAACTGGGCGCTAATATCACTTTTCGATGGCAGCGCCCAGCCTCGGTAGCAGCGCAGAGTCCTAGAATGGTTTATTGATGCACGTTAACCTTTAATCCATTTTTAGCAGCCTTTAGCTGCATAGGATACTATTATGGCTTTCGCCAACAGCTCAATCTCCGATATTCTAGCAACAACTATCGAGTCTCGTACTCGTAAAATTGCTGACAACGTCACAAACAATAACGCTCTCTTGATGAAACTCAAGAAACAGGGCCGTATCAAAACTTTTTCTGGCGGATACAAAATCCTTCAGGAACTCTCTTTTGCAGAAAACAGCAATGCTGGCTGGTACTCAGGTTACGATCTGTTACCTGTAGGTGTTTCAGATGTTATCTCAGCAGCAGAATTTGACATTAAGCAGGCAGCCGTACCTGTCATTATTTCCGGTCTTGAGCAGTTGCAAAACAGCGGTAAAGAGCGAATGATTGACTTAATGGAAGCTCGCTTAGAAGTAGCTGAAAGCACTATGGCTAACTTAATCACTGGCGGCCTGTACTCTGATGGCTCGGCAGCCGGCGGTAAGCAAATAGATGGTCTGGAAGCTATGTTACCTGTAGATCCAGCAGCCGCTCCTTACGGCGGTATTGACGGCGCTACATTTACTTTCTGGCAGAACGCAGTAAGCGACAACACAGCGGC